GTAGATATTAGACAAAGTGAATTTTACCAAGATATAGACTATTCATCTGGTATCTTAGAACCTGTTAATTTTGGTCTTATTATAAGTGGAAGTGCAACAAAAGCAACAGTTCAAGATTCAAATTATACTACAGCACGTGTTGTAAACCCTAGATATAATGGAAGTAGAACAACTTCCCAATTACTAAATAAATGGTCTCCGGGAGATATAAACACATATGGTAAATTACCTACAATAGATTTAACTAAAGTATATGTGGCTTATTGTGATGCTAACGGAATATGGGCTCCGGAAAAATTAAACACAAACCAACTTTGGATTAAATATCTAATTGATCAAGATGGGAATGTTGTAATACCTGGGGTAACCCCAAATGCACTAGAAATAATTAAAGGTACATTTGAATCAGAAGAAAAGTTAACCATAGAACCAGACACTAACCCTAATCCGGATGGATACAGAAACATATTCAGAGGTGGAACCACAATCCAACCAATATTATCCAACCAAATAGGCTATAACCTAGCGACATTTACTTCTTCTATCCAATTAGTAGATAAAAGTAGACTTTCACCAACACCATATGATTTTCAAGCTACTCTAAACCGTTTTGCCTCCACTAATATCCCTTCAGGATCTTGGGAAACAATATCATTCACAAAAATTATAACATCTGGTTCAAATTCTAAAATAACATATAGTGGAGGATCATATAAATATGAAATTTCATCTAGCATGGTATCTAGTGGAGTAGATTTAACTTTTGTTGGGAAAATAACAACTCAATTAAACCCGGGAACATATACCTTAGCAGGATTAGGTAATGTAACAGCATATGCTAGATTAGTTAAGTATAATGGAGCCACTACTACAGTTATTAGTCCTCAATATGAAAGATCAAATGGTGTTATAAATTTTTCTTATACCGTTGATAATACTGATTTAGTATCAGGAGATCAATATTTAGTACAAATTTATGGAAATTATAATTTCCCGTCAACTGATAGTTATGCAATTGCTCCTACATTCTATTATATTGATTCAACATTACAAGTAAATCAATATCCTATAGGCACTAATGGTTTAACAATCCCCACAGCAAGTTTATGGACTCCTGCAGATACAGCTGTATCAGCTATATTAAAATCTACTCTAGGATCCCAAACTAGTAATTTTTTACTTACTACACAATCAGCATTAGTAAGTTATTATGATAACCCATATGTTTACCAACAAAATATCCCTAACTCAGGACTTAATTCATTTGATACCCCATGGTCTCTTAAAATAGGAGATGAAATTAGGTTTGAAAATAGAGAAGATAGAGTATGGATGATAAACAATGTTAACATAATAAATGAAGTTACTTTTATGGGAATTACAACCCCACTTTCATCATCATTATTAGTGATAGAAACAGATTCTCCAATTTCTCAAAGTAATTTAGATTATGATCAATTCTTAATTCGTAGATATGTTGATGGAAACTATATATTAGTAGATGGCCCTAAATCAACTACAAATAATGGACAAGGTCCATTTATTGTTAAACCTCAATATATAAATCCTCAATTAGATAAAGGATTAGATTACTATATTCAACTTCTTACTGAAAAGGGTTTGCTTTAGTAATATTTATTAGTATAATTATATTTATAACAAAATAAAAATGGGATATTTAAATAACCAAGTCGTAACAATTGATGCGATATTAACAACAAAAGGTAGAGAACTATTAGCTAAAAACGATGGTTCATTTAGAATTACACAATTTGCTTTAGCAGATGACGAAATTGATTATACCTTATATAACCCAACTCACCCATCAGGTTCTTCATATTATGGTGAAGCTATTGAAAATATGCCTCTATTAGAAGCATTCCCTCAAGAAACTCAAATCATGAAATATAAATTAGCTACCCTACCCCGTGGAACAGCTAAATTACCTGTAGTAGATTTAGGATACTCAGCTATTACTTTAAAACAAGGAGCTTCACTTTCAATTACACCACAAACATTAAATTACCTTGGAAACGCCCAAGCATATGAAACAAGTGGATACTCAGCTACTATGTCGGATGTTAGATTAATGAGTACATTTAATGGTGTGGGTATTAATACAACAGCAGCTATAACAGCTAATTCAACAACAACATTAGGAACAAACGTTTCTACAACAGTGATTGGCACTCAAATTAACTTAAGAGCAACTACTGTAAACACATTATTTGGTTCTAATACTCAATTAGCTGCTACATTAACTGTTGTAGGTTTAGATAGTGGAGCTAGATTAACTATTCCTATTACTATTACTAAAACAAACTAAAAATAAAATAAATGAGCTTTAAAAGATTAGACCCTGAAGATATAGTAGTAAGTAGTGATTCTATTGCTTCTACTCTTTGGTCAACCAATTCTCCAACATTAACAGCACTTTATACTAGTTCTATCCAATATGCTAGTTCAACAGGAAATTATTACTTAAGTGTATACCAAACTTCTTCTATAGAGGACACAGCTGCTGTTCAATTTGATATAGCATACTGTAATGCTTACGGTAGTGGAAGTTCTTTATATAATACAGCTGTAGTTGGAAAATCTCCAACCTCAACTTTATATGGTCAATATAGAACATTAATATTAGAGGATGAAAATGCTAATTTTGTTTTTGGGGATGGAAACAATGCATTTACAGGATCAGATTTTTGGGTAATTAATTTTGAAAGAGCAAGATATAAAGAATCATTATTCCCTGGCTCTCTTAATTTAACCCTATCAGGTTCAGGAGGAAGAATATACCTAACAGATAACTCAAACAATGTATCTGTAAATACATTTATTGGAGCTTCCCGAGTATTCCAATTAGTTTCAGGATCAAATGGTTCAGCAATAACTGGAGGAGGATACGTAACAAACTCAGGTTCATACGGCTTAGTATTCCCTGATTTAGGAGTTATTTTAGTAAATCCATATGCGTTAACGCAAACAATAGGTGTAACTCCAACTAGAGCAATAGGAACTGCAAATGGACTTAACAACACTACTTTATACACAGCAATAAATAAAGGAAAAAGCTTTACAATTAACTCACAAGAAACTATAACCTCAGATTACATATTTGTTCGCTCTAGAAACGGTGAATTTAATTACTCAGAAAATCCTTCATTTATATCTGGTTCAACAGGTGAAGTAATTTATAGTAGCTTTATTAACAATCCTCAAACATATGTTACTACAGTAGGATTATATAATGATAGTAATGAACTATTAGCGGTAGCTAAATTATCTAGACCGTTAGTAAAAGATTTTACAAAAGAATCTCTTATTAGAGTAAAACTTGATTTCTAAGAATGAATGAGTGTTTACAAACCATTTTTAACAGAAGACGTAACAGTAGTTCCCTTTAAAGTAAATAAATCGTTTACTTTTAATGGGTTAGCTGCTATAACTGGTTCTGGGATTGATATTTTTCGTGGTACAAATATAACTTCTTCATTATGGATTTCTGGTTCTTACCCAACAGGATATAATTCTAAACAAGATGAAATTCTAGTTTATAACTCAATTAAAGAACTTTACTACTCAAATTACATATCAGGCTCTAATGGTTCACCAGCAGATACAGCTTCTTTTAACCCAGATGGCACTATAACTGGTGGTCCTTATACTCCAAGTTACTATAATTACTTATCAACTACTTTACCTGCTGATCGTACTTTTCCAACAGGTTCAGGTGAAATAATTGGAGTATATGCTATACCTTCCAATTTATTTGGTGAATACATCAAACCAGGTACTTTTAGTTTATCCTCAGGAAGTATTTATTTATACGATGATGGTGAAGGAAATTTACTATCAAATGTTCAAATAATTGGAGATATTATATATGAACATGGAATGGTAATTATTACAAATAATAATATTGGAGCAAATAGTGGATATGGATTTGTTAATTATGGAAGCACAGATTATGGAGACCAAAACGCTCTTTCAATTAATAGTATTTTAAGCAATACAAAATTAACATGCTCATTCCAAAGTACAACTACCATATATGAAGCCCAATATAAATGCACTATCAGAGAAAACGAATTTGGATTTTCCCAAAACCCATCTTTAATCTCAGGCAGCTCAAATAGTGGAGTATTATATAGTTTTGTTACTGGTTCATATTTTAATCCATACGTTACAACAGTAGGGTTATATAATAATAATAAAGAACTATTAGCTGTAGCCAAACTTGCTCAACCTTTACCACTATCTGATATAACAGACACAAACATAATGGTTAATTTAGATTTATAAATTTATGAATAATTGGTTATACAAAGACAAAAGAATACAAGACATAACAGATTTCCCGGAAAACACATTTGGTTTTATTTACATTACAACCCATATACCCTCAGGTAAATCTTATTTAGGCAAAAAATCACTTTACCACAATGTAAAGAAAAAACTCACCAAAAAAGAACTAGCCGAACAAACAGGCCCAGGCCGTAAACCTACAACTGTAACTATTAAAAAAGAATCAGATTGGAAAACATATTACGGTTCTGCTAAACCTATATTAGAGTTAATAAAACAAGGTAAACAAAAAGAATTTGAACGTAAAATTTTACGTTTAGTAAACAATAAAAAACTCCTAACATACTATGAATGTAAATATCTTTTTGAACAAAATGTTTTAGAAGATTCAGATATTTGGATAAACGACAATATACTAGGTAAATTTTTTAGGAAAGACTTTGCTCCTGAATAAAATTACCGTATCTTCAAGATATGGTAAATGAGTTATTAGTAAACTTAGTAAATTCAGTAATAGGGGCAGGTAAGAGAACTTCAAAAGGAAATCAAGCATATACTTGCCCTTTTTGTAACCACCATAAACCAAAATTAGAAGTAAATTTTACCGAAAATAAAGATGGAAATAATCCATGGCATTGTTGGGCTTGTGGTAAGAAAGGAAAAACATTAAAAAGTCTTTTTAAACAAGTAAAAGTATCTCCTGAACATTTTCATGAATTAAGTAAATTAGTTAAGAATGTAAGTATAGATCCTTCATTAACAACTACCTATAATTCAATACTTAAATTACCTAAAGAATATAAAAAATTCATAGATAACAAAGATATAATATCTAAACATGCCTTAGCTTATTTAAAGAAAAGAAACATCACTAAACAAGATATTCTTAAATACCAAATAGGCTACTGTGATTTTGGGCAATTTGTAAACATGATAGTAATACCATCATACGATAAAGATGGAAAACTAAACTACTTTACAGCTAGATCATTCGAAAAATCACCATTTACTAAATATAAAAACCCAGACGTATCTAGAGACATTATAC